TATCTTCGTCAATCGCGAATCTTAGCGAAAGTGTGTCGTATGTCAACGTTTCACCCGGAGTATAAGCAGCCTGCCCACGATAATTTGGTTGAACTTCGTTAGAGGTGACCGCGGGAATACCGAAAGTCGTAATAAAGAATTCGGTGTTTGCGAACATTTCTTTATTGACTGTAAGCTTAAAGCCCGCAGGAGAAAGCATATTCATATTCGTTGTTAAATTAGTTCCACTCATGTATCTATTTATAGCGCAAAAAAAGAGGAGCTCCGAAGAACTCCTCTTTAAGATTAGTTAGTATAAAACCTAGCTTTGTCCACCAACGTTAATGTTCTTAACGCGGAATGTACGGTAGTAAGGATTAGACTTAGCAGCACCGATGCCGTCAACCACACCAGTGATTGGGTTAGCTACAAGACCATAACGTGTCTTGAAAGCAATCTTCGGCTGGAAGCTGTTTTCACCAACTGCACGGACCATAGTAAGTGGTACGTATGGGCAGTAGAAGAGACCAGCGTCATAAGCGCTATCGCCCTTATAACCAACTGTTGCGTAATCTTCTGATGCATAAGGATCTACATAGACTTTAAGGCGACCGTTAAGGAGACCAGCAAAGGTGTTACCAGTTGCGTCTACAGCAAGACCTTCACCACCGAAGGTAAGTTTACCAGCGGCTGCCAAAGCAGAAGCTACATTACTCGAGCAGATAACGAAGTTACCTTTTCCACGACGAGTGTCAAGAGCAATCTTGTTAGCTTCTGTTTCAAGTTGGAAGATAAGCGATTGGAACTTCTCAACTGCCCAGCGGCCGTCAGCGTCAGCTACCAAGTCGAATGCTTCAGTAGCACCAACACCGCCACGCTTGCCGGTGATTACCATCGAGCGGATAACTTCACGATTGATTTCACCAAGGATTTCACCACTTAGGATGTTTGCCAATTCTGCTTCAGCGTCAAGACCATGAACTGCTTTAAGATCTTGTGCAAGCTCCATTGAGTATTCAGCTTTCAACTGACGAGTCTTAGCTGTAACAACTGACTTGTCGATTGTGAATCCCATTTCAGCACCGATGTCTGCTGTTTCAGCAGCAAGAGTGCCAATACCTGTACCAGTTGTGATACCAGACTCAGGAGAGTCGAACAACTCACCAGCGTGTGTACCTGCACCAGAGAAGTCAGTGTCGGCTTCGTTGAAGAGAGCTTCAGGTTGGCCAGCAACTGGGCTGTCCTGAACGAAAGCGTTACCATTACCATAACGTGCCTTCATTGCGAAAGCAAGACCAGTAGGACCAGACATTGGCTGGACACCCGCTACGTCATAGGCGATAAGGTTTGGCATTGCACGGCGTACAAGAGAGATAAGTACTGGATCAAAAGTAGTGATCGAACCAGTATTTACTTGTGCGTCTTCTTGAAGAGAACCAAAGCCAGATGCAATAGCTTGTTCCTTAAGAGCAACTTCAGTGTTCTCGAGGAGCTTAGCTGTTACAGCCTTCTTGTAGCTGTCTGTGATAGGAGCTTCGTCAGCGTGTTCAAGCACTGGAGCCCATTTTTTCATTTCTGTTTCTGCGTTAAACATTTTATTAATTCCTTTTTAGTTGTTAGAATGTGTGTTAATTCGGGTTTATTTGAATCGAGAAAGGTGTTGTACATACTTAGCCATGTCCTTAGGAAGCTTGGCTTGTGCATTTACTACGCCTTCAACGATAGTTTGTGTTTCGATTTTTGAAGAAGTAGTTACTTCTTCTGAGAGAACTTCTTCTTTAGACTCTTTAAAGAATCCTTCTTTGATTGTTGCCACTTTAGCTGCAAAGGTTTCAGTATCTACAAACTCGGTATCTTCAACGAGTGAAGAAAGTTTACCAGCCTGTGTAGATGCCAAATCAGAAGATGCTTCAGCGATAACCTTTTCACGTTGAAGAGTTTCTACTTGTTGTGCAAGTTCGCTCTTCTCAGCTTCAGCATTCGCAAGAGATTCTTTAATCTCTGTAACTTCTTCAGAAAGTTCATCTACAAGATCAACTTTAGAATCAGGAACTTCGATATAGTGTTCAGTGAATACACCCTGAAGTGCACTCATGAAGTCTTCTGTAATCTCAGTGCGAAGCTTGTTATCGACAAACTCCTGATTTTCTTCGATGAAAGACTCAACCACATAAGAAAGGTACCCATCAATCTTTTCTACAAGCGACTCACGAACGTAAGCGACTTCTTCGGAAAGATCTTCAGCGTATTGTGCTTCCAATGATTCGTGAATTCCATTAACTTTATCAGCGACTGCTGCTTCAAACAAGACAGAAGCCTTTGCTTTGAAGCCTTCAGACAAATCTTGATCTGCTTCTGCAAGCACCTTAAGATCTTCAGCAAACGAATCTGCTTCAGTTTCTTCGTGCATACCGCCGCAAGATGACATGATAGCGCTGTAAGAAGCCTGTAGATTATCCTTGTTCATAGACTTAAGTTGGCCATACATCGCATTAACGATGTCTGCCTTTGTCTTTGGAACTTCTACTTCACCTTCGTCTTCACTCATGTTAATTGCTTCATAAGCGTTAACCAGATTTGACTTCTTCATGCCCTTAAGAGCGTCAAAACTTGCGGCAAGAATACCAGCTTTTGTTTTAACTTCAGGCAATTCAACTTCTTCTTCGTCCTCTTCTTCAGATTCTTCGACTTCGTCGTCTTCGTCTTCGGTGGATTCAGAAACTTCATCGTCTTCGCCGTCTTCGTCTTCAGTAGATTCAGAAACTTCGTCTTCTTCTTCTTCTTCTTCAGAGTCTTCGTCTTCTTCAGCAGATTCAGAAACTTCGTCTTCTTCTTCTTCAGAGTCTTCGTCTTCTTCGTTTTTCTTCTTAGCTTCGCCAAGAAGTACGTCTAAGACTGCATTAGATAAGGGTTGTTCTTGTTCAGTGACTTCAGTCTCCTCAGAAACTTCAACCTCTGATTCAATAACAAGATCCTTTTCTTCTACGTCTTCGATAATTTGTTCTATATTATTTGACATATTAAGTTTCCCTATTTATGAATTAGAGTTTGGAGAGGAAATCACTAAAGATTCTCTCCTGAGCTTCACTAATCCGCCCAATAGATGTCCTTTTAATTTCAGTCTCATATTCTTCAATTTGTTGAGGCTTTAAGATGCCATTCTCCCAGATCCATTCTACGCCTTCCATAATACCTTCAACGAAAGCAGATGGTGCGCTTGGATCTTGGACAATATCGACAGTAGCAAGAACAAAATCGTTTTTAACGAATGTCTTACCTTCTTTTTGCTCAACAGTACCCATACCACGACTTGAAACGCCTAACTTGCACCCGCCTTCGACGAGTCCTTTCACTATTTTACCCATAGGTGTATCTAGTATAAGCGCCTTCCCAACAACGTCATTACCCTCCCATTTGAGATCAGTAATTCGGTGTGAAACTTTATCTAAGTTAATTGCGGGGCCTTCTGGGTGATTCAATTCACCAACGGCTCTTCCGGTTTTAACTTGCTCCGTAACATATTTTTTAGTAGCTTCGGCTAATACGTCTTTCGGATAAATTCTATTATTGCGGTTTTGCTTTTCCGCTTGCATAAAAACGCCTTCGATGAAAACATTCTTTTCACCTTTGTCGTTTGCTTCGGTGATGTAATCAACCGATTCTAAATGTTCTGTGATTAATTTCATTTAGCTTCTTTTTGTTTATTGTAAATTTGAGCTGTAAGGCCAACCTTACGAACTTCAAGAGCATCATCTAATTTTTCACGCATAGCTTCTCCAAACGCTTTCGTTGAAGCTACACTATTGTTTTTAACGATATTATTGAATACCTTTTGTACTTTTTCACTCATGTTAATTCTATTTATAATATTTGTGTTTTTGAGGCGTATAGCTTATTTATAATATTATTTGTAGCCACGCGACCACTCTTCCGCTATTCATAGTAGCATTACCATCTGTTGCTGTCCTAAAATTGATTATATCATTTTCTTGAAATACGACGTTTAAATTAGAAACATCATTCATCTGTGATTTCTTGGAATCAGAAGCAGACAACCCACTGTCTACGATGCCAGTTGCACCAGTATCAGAACCATTTTTATAGACTCGAACTACAACATCTTGAGTAGTTGTTCCACTAGCTATTTCAACATTCACTCCAACTTTCAATAATCGTGATTTAAATCCAATAGGTATGCCATGCTGTGCAGGCGTTTCATCACCATTAGCAAAGGACCATTCGTGCACACCATCCTCGAGGTCGGCAGATTCTTCAGACCAGATAGCATACACCGAACCATAAATATTGTCGTCACCAGCTACAATGTCATTAACATCGTCTCGAACGCTCGTGATTTCAGCTTCTACATCCGCGATACTTCCTAACTTTAAAGAGCCAACTGTTAAGTCAACGCCATCGGTCGGCTCTACGTTAATACCTACATCGCCGCTATTATCTATCTTAAGTGATCCACCGCCATCAGTAGCGATCTCAAAAATGTTTTCATCACCGGAACCGCTTCCAATGTATTTTAAATCTACTCCGAACGCGTCGCTCGTAGAGCTGGCACTGATTAGAGTTATATCATTGTTGTTACTCTTTACGGTGATTATAGTGTCATCAGATTCTCGCGCCCCAAAGTCTAGAGTGTTTAGTATTTCAACATTCTGCGTACTAGCCTTAATGTTCATTGCAGCGGTGTTGTTTGCTCCAAGCACCACATCACCTGCGTTTAAAGTACCAATACCCAATTTCTTATCAGTGTCATTAACAGAGCTTGTAAATAGATAAGAACCATTACCTGCTGGTATACCGAACCACGTTGAGTTTGCGTTTGAAGCTGGTTGATTTATAACAATGTATGAATCTTGATCATTCCTCGCCATAAAGCGAACTTGACCAGATGTAGACTGATTTTTAAAATCTAAACCAGATATATTATCACGATTAACATTAATACCTATCGCAGGATTAAAGGCGGTGTTGTTACTGGGTGTTGTATAACCACCCCATCTAAGGTTAGCATCATCTGCAATAGTTACGGTATCGTCAGCATCAATTTCCAAGACAGTTTTGCTGTAATTAGAAAAGGTAAATAGTTTTCTATTCGTAAGAGGATTGAACGTACCATTATTAGGATCGGTCGCGCTATTTGTTTTAAAGGTTTCAAAATGAACGATACCAAATCTGTTTGTCTGTGTCGTATCCTGAGCATCTGGAACTAACCCTCTAAAATTTAGAGAATATATATATCCATTTCCATAAGTACTATCTTTATAACCATAAAACGATGGAGCAAAGTTATTGTTTGTGCTTGTACCATTGCTGATACCGAAATGATCATTACCAGCATCTGAAACAGCAGCTTTCATTAGCACTTCTCTTCCCGAAATTGCTGTCGCTTCTAAGTGCAATAACTCATCTGGTGTTGCAGTGCCTATACCTACGTTACCGTCAGAGGTGATTCGCATTCTTTCTTCTTCATTGTCGCCACCTCCACCTGGGCTAGTGCCGAA